GTCTTCGTATGCAACGCCGATTGGCTTGGTATTTGCCATGATTATTTCTTCTTTGCAGTCTTGGCCGACTCTTTGAACGCTTTGGCCGTGGGCGCTCCAGGCGTGCCAGGCTTACGCATCTTTTCCTTGGAGCCAGCAGCGATGCGTTCGCGTTTAGCGTTGATGTTGGCATAAAGCCCAGGTTTAGTCGCCATGATTTAGCACTTCCATCGTTTAAGAGCCGCTTTAGCGCGTTCGCCATCCTTGGCGTTAGCCGCTACCGCGCCCATTCTCGCACAAAATGAATCTTTGCGGCCCTGATCTGCCTTGGTCTTAGGATTCGGCGCTGGTGGCTTGAGATTTGAGCCAGTTTCTCGATTGTACTTAGCGCGGCCCTTTTCAGTCAAACCAGCACCTTTGCTGGCCGGCAACTTTTCGCCTCGGCCTACGCTTAACGACACGTTTTTCTTTGTTGCCACAGTTAAGACCCCATCCAAGAAGTTGCAACCATGCCGCGGTCAGTGACCATGCGGCGCTCGGTTTTAGAATTGTACTCTCGGTGCGCCACAGGAAACGCAAAAGTCACGCAGATCGCATCTGCGGCATCCGGAGAGGCCAAGCCACGGGCTTTCATATCCTTTTTCGACTCCAAGAAAATCGTCCCTTTGGAGTCCGGCTTCATCATAGGCGATATTAAATCGCTTTTCAAGAACCTGTCCTTCGGAATGCTGGCGCTTCTAAGCCAATCCTTCATCTTGCCCCACATCTCAGCGCGCTTATTGCCATACATGATCGGGTTTGCCGACTTATTGCCAAAGTTGACGCCCTTGATTTTGTAGCGTTGCTCTTTCAATCGGTCAACAATGCCAGCGCCAAGACCTCCCTCATCAATCACCACCAGCGCCGGCTTCCATTCCTCAATGGCCTCAATGATATGGCCCACCACAGTCATCGTGTCATCACCGCGGTGCCGGTCAATCCGTACAATGTCGCGCCCTTGCCGGATAGCAATCACCGTAGCATCAGCGCCAAAGCGCGCGGGGTCAACTCCAATGATGATTGGCGCAGTCTGGTCCTTGTACTTTTCCCTTTTCATCGCCTCATCCACAATATCAGCCGGGATAAACTGGTCATCACCCTCAGAAGGGAACTGCCCGTAAACCTCAACGTGGGCTTGAGAGCTGTCTGGGCCATATTCATCAATGATGTTCTGGTACACCGCCTTATCGGTGCCTTCGACTGTTCGGGCGTCCACCACTTTGGATGACCAAAAGTCCCTCTTGCTGTGGAATGTTTCGTAGAAGTACCCCGTATTGCGCCGAGGGTTGGAGAACGCCAGCCAAAGACGGTTCGGGGTGTTCTCAGTAAAGAAACCAGCCGTCACGGCCCAGATGCTGTCATCGATACCTGACGCCTCATCAAAGATCACCATCACACCATCAAAGTTGTGAACCCCGGCGTAAGAGTCAGGATTCTCTGCCGACCACAACCGGCCTTCAACAGCCCAGTACCTGGTGCCTTTTTTCAGGTCTTTTTCCACCAAGTCGGTCAGCCAGTTGGCAGGGGTGATCTTTGTTGCGGCCACCTCAAACCAGTGGCTGTTGATGCTCATGGCCAACCACTTGGTAATTTCAGCCCATGTGACTGCTCTGAGCTGGGCTTCGCTATTGGCCGAAATGATGGTTGTGGAACCAATCCTGGTAGACAACATCCAGATGGTCAGCCAACTGACAAGTGCAGACTTGCCGATACCACGGCCAGAAGACACGGCATGGCGCAATGTCTCAAAGTCTATGAGTCCCTTTTGGCGCCTGATGTGTTCTGCGATCTCTCGCAGCACTTCCCTTTGCCATTTGCGCGGACCCTTGAAGTTCGCCAGTGGGGTGTTCTCTTTGCCCCAAGGGAAAGCAAACAACACAAACGCCTCGGGGTCATCCGCAATAGCCGGACTCCACAGCGTGGCCATCAGCTCTTGTTCGTCTTCGGGTTTGTAGATGGTGGTTTGCATTTATCTAGCAGTTTGATAGAATAGGGGTCTGGAGGCCATATGAAAAAAGTCGTTGCTTACTGCGGGTTTAACTTTTCAAACAACTCGGCATACTTGCGGATGCCGGAGGCTTTTTGGAGCCAGCCTGATGCGGTGCGGCTGGAGATCATAAACCAGTTGATTGAAGAGTTGGCCAAAGAAAAAGATTATCTTGAGTCAATCAATCAACCTGGTACCCAAGGTATCTAGCAATATCGTCAATGGCCTGCTGATCCAGTTTTTCTCCATGATGGCTTTTGAGCAACGATGTGCGAATGTTGTTGACGTTTTTGCCTTCAGCCAGTTTTTTGGCAAACGTCTTAGGCATCATCAATCTATCTGGCACACCGACAATTTGACCTTGCGCGTTTTGCAAAGACCCAAGAACTTTTGCTTCAAGGCCGGCGTTGTATGAGCCATGTCTAAAGTTTGGGGTCACCATCTGGGTGTTGGGCTTAACCGACAGCAAGGTGTGCACCATGCCAGTCTCGGCGCCAGGCTCACTCATCACGTTGTAAATGTCTTGCCAGCGCGGAAACCCTTGTTTCTCCATCGCGGCTGTTGAGCCAACTTCAGAAATCGCTTTGCGGATGTTGCCGGGCGTGTATTCATCCGTTCCTTGGTCCAAAATCTCCCGAATGTTTGGACTGTCCAAACCTGGGAAGTTTTTGTAAGGGTAAGAAATCTCTTTGGTGACCGGGTTCTGAACCTTGGTATTTCTTACCGCATCCCTAAACGATGTCAGCGCCTCACGCGAAGGCTTGAGCGCGTTCAACGCTCCAACATAAGACTCGGCCATGTGGTGCGAAAAATTGATGCCGCTGGGGGCCAAATTCATCTGCACACCAATGGTGTCGCCCAATGCGCTGTATTTGTTTAAGTTGTTGATCTTGGAGATTTGCGCTGTTTCGTTCGACGCCCCACCAACGCCTTGCTGCAAATTCTCCGCGATGTACGGGTACCGCCTGCCGCCTTGACGCTGTACAAAAGCCGGCGCGGCATCCCTTAACCCTTGCGTCAACGGCACGCCGGCAATCTGCGTCACGTTGCCACCAGTGGCCGATGTGTCCCACAAAATTGGCACCGCATACTTGTCCAGCAACGCCGTAGGATGCACCCCAATCTCTTGCGCCACATTCAGCGATGGCTGCACCACATCACCAGTGCCAAACAACCTGGCCTGCTCACGGCGCATCACAGCCGGTGTATCCAAAATTTGCTTGTATTTTGTCAACGCCGATTTTTCAGCCGATGTCAATCCCGCCTCAGTCTTGCCAGGAAACAGTGCTTCAATAGCCTTCAAACGGCCAACGCGCTCGGCCATGTTTGCGGTTGTACCCTGCGTCAGATCCAGCGCCAGTTGAGCCGGCAACCCGCCGCGCTCCATGATGCCTGGCAATACCTTTTCGGCATATCTCTCACCAGCTCTGCCTGCGGCCATCGTTGCCTGCTCCGCACCCTTTGCCACCATCCCCGCCGGCCGGTACAAAGGTGCCAACGCCAAGCCAGCCTCTACGGCCTCTGGTCTGATGCGGGTGGTCATGCCTGCGCCAGTGGTAAGAGGTTCGCCATAAGACAGCCGGTCTAGGGTCTGACTAATCGCCGGCACCGACAGGAAACGCGATACACCCTGCATCTGCTGGGTGCGCTCGGGCGCGTAGCTTTGCGCCAGGAAGTCAGCCAATGCACCCAAATACTCATTGCGCGGTGTTGCGCCAATGGTGTCCTGGTACGCCAACCGGTTAGTCGGCTGCTGGGTCAGTGCGTTTCTGTAAATCGGCATGGGGCGAATGTTAAATCATTTTTTAAAAAACAAAAAATTAAAAATTGTGCGCGGACCCCCCGTAACCGCGGCCCTTTCGCGCCGGCCCTACCCCCCCCCACCGCGGCCGGCCGGAGGGTCCAGCGGCCTTATGCACAGGGGTTTATTAACAGTTGTCCACATTTGCCTGTGCATAACTCAAACTGTAATGCCCAAGCATTAGTAAATCTGTGCATAACTTGGGGTCGACTTTACATAATGGACATAGTAGGAAGCAGACGTCAGTTTGTATTAGGGTTAACCCTGATATGCGTTTGGTCAGGCGCGCACGCGTATTGCTAGACAATTCGGGCATAACGCGCCCAACCCCATATCAATCGGTTATATCTGGCGCACTCTTTGCCTCAACATCAACGACATTGCTATCGTCTTTCAGGACACGTTGTTTGGCTTCTTTGAGTGCGTCCATAACGCTGATGCGGGTATCGGTGACAGAAACGTCAATGCGATCACCGTACATTTTGGGCTTGAGTTTGGATGCAACCCATTTACGGGCATCGACTTGCATTCGTTTTTGCTGAACCCAGGCAGAAGCCATTGGCCCTTCCAAGTGAGCTGGCATTTCCTCATCAGCCAGTTCAAGGATTTCCTCGGCCAAACGATCAGCCCTGTCCTCAATGGCTTTTTCGTACATGGTCCGAAACTCTGGACTTTTTCTGAGCATCAGCATGACGGCATGGTATGAGGGCATACCGTCTGCTTTTAATGCCGTGTAAAGACTTTTGCCAGAGGACATTTGTTCGGTTATTAACTGCCAGCATGGATTGTCAATACCAAAAACTGTGGGTCTACCGGCTTTGCGTTTAACCGTCACTTCTGACGCCAAGTTCTGAGTCACTTGTAAGCTCCTAAAAAATACGGGTACTCACGCCGGCATGGCGCTTTCCCCAAAGATGCGGCAACTGCATTTCCCCGCATAACCCTATGCTATCACTTCGATTTCAACCTTGTAAGTCTTCACTGTGCCTGGCCGCTGCCTGTACTGCCACTCCACCAGTTGGCTTCCATCATCAATGCCAAGCCAATCAGCAACCCCATCACGGACAGCCTTAAACCCAGACTGAAGATTATCCCCATCCAACGCCCTTGGCGCCACCCTGGTAAGCACAACCGTGCAAGGTGGGGGTGGAGGTGCGGCAACACTCGCCAACGCGTTAAACGCCTTCTGGCGCTGACTCTTCACCAACTTCGCCTTTACCGCCCAGTGCATCCTCATGTTGGCCATGCTGACGATCTTCATGTCCATTTCCACTTCAATCATCCCAACCCCTTAAAACCCAAATCCCGTGTACCGATACTTTGACCCGACTTTGTGTACCGAACCGAAGGGGGTATATATACCCCTTCGGTACGTTTCGGTACAACGGGCAAGTCGGGCATCGGTACGTTTCGGTACGTTTCGGTACATCGGTACATGGTTTCGGTACACTTTGACTGTACCGAACGAACCGAAATCGGTACAGATCGGTTCGGTTCGGTACATTTGGCCATCAAAATAATTGTCATTTCGGTACATCGGTACATCAATTCTGGCTGTTTCTGGCATGGTCATTGCTTAAATCGACTCAGAATTCTTTGTTTTCGGTATAGACCGGTACACCTCATTGTGCAGACTAACCATGTCTTTCTTGGTCAGGCCGTCCACGCACTCTTTGAATCTTCTGGAGTTCAAGCCATGCCCTTTGGCCGACTCCCTCCACTCATCGTAGTTAGCCGACACGGCGATGCCGTCTAGACCATCAGCCTGTTTCTTGGCTTCAATGGCCACCAAGCAGTTCAGCGCAATCAACTGGTTGCCTGGCAAGATGGTGCGCTTCTGCACACTGCTCACCAGCCCAGAAATGTCTACTGTGGTGAGATACGCGCCCTTGACCGCATTGCCGTGCTTATCCAGAATCGGCAAATCAACCTGGGTGATCTGAAAGTTCTTAGCCGCCGGCATCTCGGCATCCTTCATCTTTTTGGACTCAAACTGGATGGTCTTAGACCCCGAATCCAACTGGCACTTGTACTCCGCATCAAGCGCGCCTTTCAGTGCGGTAGATCCCCTGCTTCTGTCCTTGTCCATTGCGCCGCTATGGTGAACCACCAGTACGCAGCACTTGTAGTCTTGCCGTAGATACGTATCAAGGTGCTGAATAAACGAATTCATGTCTTGAGTGCTGTTTTCATCCCCGCCCATGTTGCGCGCCAAGGTGTCGATCACGATCATGGATGGAATATGGCCGCACTCGGCCGACAAGGTCTTGATGGAGTCAGCCACCAAAGCCGCCTCTGTTGCGTCGTACAACTGCGCTGCCCTGTGGCTTTTGAACAATGGTGCGCCGTCTAGAGTGGTGCCATTGCCCAGCTCCCAGCCCTTGAATCGCCGAGCCAAGCCGTTATGGCCCTCGCCGGCGATGTAAAACACTGCGCCCTGGTGAACCTGATGGCCATGCCAATCACGGCCGGTTGCTACGCAGCAGGCCAAGTCAATGCTGACAAAGGACTTGCCCCCGCCTGGATCGCCAAACACTTGGGCCAGACTGTCTGCCTCAATGTAATCATCCACGACCCACTTGATTTCGGTCAGCTCCAATGAGTCAGCCCGAGAAAACTCAAACGCCAACTTGCCCCGCACTGGCCCTGCTACGCGCTCAATCTGGTCCTTGACCGCATCTAACCCTTGCAGGCAGTGCAAGTCATTGAAGTCTGTTGGCTTGTTGTCAATCATGTCAGCATCACCAAACGATGGATAAACAATCTCACCAAACACCAAGCTGGCCGCCGCACGGCCCTTAGTCACACCAGGATTGCCCTCGGTGAACTGGTCATTGTCCGCGCCGATGATGATCTTGCTGCCTGGGAACATCTCTTTGGCTGCCTTGGCTACCTTGGCGAGGTTCCCACAATCAAACGCCACCATGACGGTGTACCCCGTAGCCTCAAAAATACTGGCGCAAGTGGCAAAACCCTCGCCCACAAACACAATCTTACGGTTGCCCCGCAGCTCATAGAAGCCACCCTCAATCTTGCCACCCTTGAGGAACCGCTTATTGCCCTCTGCATCGATGGTCTGATATGACAGGATCTCACCAGACTGATTGATCACTGGCACCACTAGCCGGCCGGCCCGGTCAATCTTGACCCCATGTGCGCTGATGTGCTTGCGAACCAAGTAAGGATGATCGTCAGACGCATCAGCATAAGTGCCAACCTCATCCTCTGCACGCTCTGCCGCCACTGCTTGGCTGGCTAGTCTCTCAGCATCCTTCTTGGCTTTGAGGTCTGCCACCCACTTGTCATGCTCAAAGCGCTCAGTGAAAGACATGCTACGGCCAATGTCTGCTACCCACTTTGATTCAAACGTAGGTTCTTTCCAGCACCCGGCAATGCCCACTGGCACCTTGCCGCTGGTGTGCAAAATGTACCACCCGTCAAGTGACCCTTTCTTGCTCGACACATGAGGCACCCGGTGGATCTCGCCGTCAGCGATCAGCTCTTTGATCAGCAAGCCAGATGCTTCGCAATGGCTTCTAAAAGCAGCTTCAGGGTTGATCAGGTCTTGGCTTTCTGTGGCAGCCGCAAAGCCAT